ACGAGTTTACAAGTGGGTACTCAACTCGTCGGGTAACTTTGGTGATGCCTACAACCGGATCATGGACGACGCATTCCAATACCACGATGCAGTCATCATTGCCAACGACGACATCTGTCTGACTCCAGACTCTTATAGACTCATTCTTGAGGATGCCGAGCATCTACAGAAGGCTGGACATAAAGTCGGAGTTTTAGGCGCGAGGTCTGACTACATCCTGGAAGCCCAGAACATCCGGTTCGAGGGCGGTGCAAGACACGGGTTAAAGTGGGCGGAAGAAGAAACGATCAAAGAAACGGGTGTTATTGCGCCGATCTTTGCTTACGTAACCAAGGAAGCCTTCCAAGCAGTCAGGTTTCCTCCCATCAACTGGTTTTCAGATAACGTGTTTTGTCATACACTTACGGTATGTGACTTTAAGCATTTTGTTTCAAGGAGTTACGTCCATCACGCGGGCAGTCAGACGGTTGGTAAGGACGACTCTAAGAACATCAAGGAGGCAGCAGCATGGCTGTGGAAAAACGAACCGGGGATAGCAAAGCATTACCGTCTCCCTACAGAATGAAAGTGCCTCCTGTACCCATCAGGTATGACAGGAAAGTAGGCATTCCTTTACAACCCAAGGAAAAGAAATGAAAGGCTTGCTTTCCCCTAAAGTCATGATCGTCATCAAAGGCGAGGAAGAGGATGAGAGTTGTCCGCTTCCAACGCAAGACGAGGCTTTGAACGAAGAGAACAAGGCAATCGCAAAAGAGAAGGCAATGTATGGCCCTGAACGAGATGGTGATACGCAGTTCTGGAGAGACTTGGGCGCAAAGTGGCGCATCTCTGCAAGCCAAGCGCAAGAAAGGCGTTGCGGTAATTGCGAATACTTCGACATGGACATGGAAGATTGCCTGCCAGAAGGTGCGGGTTATTGCCATCAGTGGAACTTTATGTGTGCGCCAGATAAGTCTTGCGCTTCTTGGGAGATGGGCGATGAAGAAAGCGATATGGGAGAAGGCGAGACCGAAGAAACTGGGGAAGAGTGAACCTCTTTCTAAGTCTGAGAAGAAGTCCGCTAAGGCTATGGCCGCATCTGCTGGCAGACCCTACCCTAATCTTGTGGATAACATGAGAGCAGCGAGGAAGAAATGAAAAAGACCAAGGCTGAGAAGAAGATCAGTAAGGTTATGACCGAATTCGGTAAAGGACAACTCCACTCAGGTAAGGGTGGGCCAGTTGTCAAGAGTCAGAAACAGGCGGTAGCGATTGCCCTATCTCAAGCTGGCAAAGCTAAAAAGAAATGACTGCCGCTTGGACTAGGAAAGAAGGTAAGAACGCTAAGGGTGGCCTGAACGAGAAAGGTCGGAAGTCCTACGAGGCTGCAAACCCTGGGTCTAACCTGAAGGCTCCTGTTAAGAGCGGCGATAACCCGCGTAGAGCGTCTTTCCTAGCGAGAATGGGTAACATGCCAGGCCCAGAGCGTAAACCTGATGGTAGCCCTACTAGACTGCTTCTTAGTCTAAAGGCATGGGGTGCGAGTAGTAAGGAAGATGCCAGAGCGAAAGCAAAGGCAATCTCGGCGAGGAATAAAAACCGATGACCTCCAGCGGAGAATACGGTGAATCAAATCGAAATGGTTTCTATTGGTCAATTGCTACCCTATGCACGAAACGCAAGGACGCATGACGACGCACAAGTTGCACAAATAGCAGCATCCATCAAAGAGTTTGGGTTCAACAACCCGATCCTGATAGCAGACGATCAATCAATCGTTGCAGGCCACGGAAGGTTAGCCGCTGCGAGAAAGTTAGGTCTAACCGAGGTTCCTGTTGTCAGACTGTCTCATTTAAGCGACACTCAGCGCAAAGCATACATCCTTGCAGATAACAGGCTGGCCCTGAACGCAGGGTGGGATAACGACTTACTCAAGCTGGAGTTGCAAGAACTTGAGATAGAAGGCGTTGACCTTGAGATGCTAGGCTTCAGCAAGGAAGAGCTAGACGGGTTGCTGAACTCGTTAGAACCTACAGAAGGTCTTACAGACGAGGATGCCGTACCTGAGACTCCAGAGGAGCCTATTACCAAGCCTGGGGATATTTGGATACTAGGCAATCACAGGCTTATGTGCGGTGATAGTACGAGCATAGACGCGGTGGATAAGCTCATGAACGGCGATAAAGCTGACATGGTGTTTACTGACCCGCCTTATGGTATTGCTCATAGCGGCAAAGGTATTCTTGGGGACGCTAAAGAAAACAATTTTGGCGAAATAATGGGTGACCAAAATGTCACGGTAGCTATTGACGCATTCAGGCTGTGTGCCGGCCAATGGCCTGAGGCTAGGATGATCTTCTGGGGTGCGAACTACTATCCGAGCGTTTTACCGGACGGGCACGGCTGGCTTGTCTGGGATAAGCAGCGCGAAGGCGACACATTTTCCGGAGCAGAACTGGCATTTATAAACGGTGGTGTTCGCGTTGATGTGTTTCGGCATATGTGGCATGGAATGATTAAAGCATCAGAGCAAGGAAAAAAAAGAGTTCATCCAACACAAAAACCAATAGCGCTTGCTGAATGGTGTTTTGAGTGTTATGGAGACCCTGGCAATGTTCTTGACTTGTTTGGCGGCTCAGGCTCAACACTTATCGCTTGCGAAAAAACAGGTCGCTCTTGTCGGATGATGGAACTAGACCCAAAATACTGCGATGTCATCGTTAAGCGATGGGAAGAATTCACCGGAAAGAAGGCTGAATTAGCCGACCTTCGGAGTTAAAAATGCAAGGTAAGCTACATGAGCCTACAGATGAGAACCGAAAGCTAGTAAGAGGACTGGCAGCGGTAGGGGTGCGTCACGAGGATATTGCTGCCAAGATTGAACTGAGCGCAGACACTTTGGTTAAGTATTACAAGAAGGAGTTGGACGACGGCAGGATTGACGCTAATGCTGCTGTTGCGAAAAGCCTTTATCAACAGGCTATGGCTGGCAATACAACGGCGATGATATTTTGGCTAAAGACACGAGCGAAGTGGCATGAAAGCATTAAGCACGAGATAACAGGCCAGGACGGGCAACCAGTTAGTATGCAAATATCATGGGCGCAACCAGAATAGTCATTCCGTATGCACCGCGAGCGCAACAGCTACAGATCCACCATGCGCTTGCAGACAAGCGATTCGGAGTCGTTGTGGCTCACCGTCGTATGGGGAAATCAGTCTCTGCTGTCAACCACCTCATTAGAGCAGCGATAGAGAACACGAAGGAGGCTCCAAGATATGCGTTTATTGGGCCTACCTACTCTCAGACCAAACGAGTTATCTGGGATTACCTCCTCAAGTTTACCGAGCCCCTTAACGCCACCGCGAATATTGCAGAACTTAGGGTTGATTTCTGGGGCAGACGCATCCAGCTTGCGGGGTCTGATAACCCAGACTCTCTTAGAGGACAGTATTTTGACGGGGTTGTATTCGACGAATTCGGCGACCAGAACCCTAAAATTTGGTCGGAAGTGGTTCGTCCGGCCTTATCGGACAGAATGGGATGGGCGTTATTCCTCGGAACCCCAAAGGGAAACAATCACTTCAAAACTCTGAGAGACCATGCAGAGCAGCATAACGATTGGGCCTTGCTTGAGTTCCGAGCATCCGAGACAGGTCTTATCCCTCAAACTGAACTCGATGCAGCCAAGTCCGAAATGGGAGATGACAAGTACCTGCAAGAGTTTGAGTGTTCCTTTGACTCAGCCATCGAAGGAAGTTACTACGGACAACTTCTCAATGAGTTACCGTCTGAGCGATTCCACGACATCCCTGTAGACGGTTTAGCTAAGACTTACGCAGCCTGGGACTTAGGCATAGGCGACTCCACTGCAATCTGGGTATGTCAGAGAGTGGGCCTAGAAACACGACTCATTGACTTTGTCGAGAACCACGGCCAGGGACTCGATTGGTATGTGAACTGGCTGAGAACAAATCACTACGAACTAGCCGAGCAGTTACTGCCTCACGACGTGCAAGTAAGGGAGTTAGGCTCAGGACGATCTAGGCTAGAACTCCTGCAAGAAGCGGGGTTAAACATCACGATTGTGCCGAGAATGGGTGTTGACGATGGGATACAAGCCGTGAGAAGGCTGATTCCCTTTTGTTGGTTCGACTCCAAGACTAAGCGTGGAGTGGACGCACTACGCAATTATCGGAGACAATACGACGATAAGCGTCAAGTTTACTGGGATAAGCCCTTGCACGATTGGGCATCTCATGCGAGCGACGCATTTCGGTATCTTGCGGTTGGTATGTCAGAGCAAACAAGTTGGTCTAAGCCGCTGAAACCTAACGTATCTTGGGTGGTCTAAATGGATGACGGACGATTAAAGGCGATTCTCCAAGGTGAGATTGATAACGCGATAGGTTTCTTGGAGACCGAGACGGTCGAGCAGCGCAAGAACGCGCTCACGGCCTACATGCGTGATCCTTACGGTAACGAGGTAGAGGGTC